TTAGAAAAATCTGATACATTTAACCCACCAGATAGTGATAATTTTGAAAAAGTTTCAAGATCTATAGAAGTATTATATACTGGGGCAAAAGTATTAGGAACAAATACAATGTTAAAGTGGGAATTGGCTGAAAACATGTCAAGACCAATGGCTGATACAACAAAAGTAAAAATGAATTATGCTATTTGTTCTCCTAGAATATACAAAGGTAGAATTGAATCTATAGTAAGTAAATGTATAGGGTTTGCTGATATGATTCAATTAACTCATTTAAAATTACAACAAGTAATTTCACGATTAGTTCCAGATGGTATTTATTTAGATATGGATGGGCTTGCAGAAGTTGATTTAGGTAATGGTACAAACTATAATCCAGCAGAAGCATTAAATATGTATTTTCAAACTGGTTCAATAGTTGGTAGATCTCTTACTCAAGAAGGAGATATGAATCCAGGCAAAGTACCTATTCAAGAACTTAACTCTTCCGCGGGTGGAGCAAAAATACAAAGTTTAATTCAAACATATCAATATTATTTACAAATGATAAGAGATGTGACCGGATTAAATGAAGCTAGAGATGGAAGTACACCAGACAGGAATACATTAGTAGGATTACAAAAAATTGCAGCCAACGCATCTAATGTAGCTACGAGACATATCGTGCAATCTAGTTTATATTTAACATTAAAATTAGCAGAAAATATAGGATTAAAAATAGCTGATGCTTTAGAGTTTCCATTAACCAAAGCATCGTTACAAAATTCTATATCTACTTTTAATATTAAAACATTAGAAGAAATTGTAAATCTTAATTTACATGATTTTGGTATATTCTTAGAATTAGAACCAGATGAAGAAGAACAAGCTCAATTAGAACAAAATATACAAGTTGCTTTACAAGCTCAAGGAATTGATTTAGAAGATGCTATTGATTTAAGACAAATTAAAAATCTTAAATTAGCTAATCAAATGCTTAAGATTAAACGTAAAGCTAAAAATGCCGAAGATCAAGCTAATCAACAAGCTAATATTCAAGCTCAAGCAGCAGCTCAAGCTGATACAGCAGAAAAAACAGCTATGGCCGAAGTACAAAAACAAGATGCAATATCTGAATCTAAAGTACAATATGAAAAAGCTAGAACTCAAATGGAAATTGAGAAATTACAAATACAAGCCCAACTTAAACAACAAGAAATGCAATTACAGCATCAATTTGATATGCAATTAAAAGGTATGGAAGTTGAAGCTATAAAGTCAAAAGAAAACGCGATTGAAGATCGTAAAGATAAACGTAGCAAAATGGAAGCTACACAGCAAAGTGAATTAATAAGTCAAAGACAAAACGACTCTATGCCTATTAATTTTGAAGAACAAGAAATACCCGCACCAGGAGCTATGGGACCAATGGGACCTCCATCTCCTGCTATGTAGGTTGTTAATTAATTTTATATTATTATATTATGTCAGAAACAAAAACAACTTCTCAAGAGGAAGTAAAACAAGAAGGTGACTTTAAAATAAAGTCAAAAAAGAAAACACCTAAAAATTTAGGTAAAACTGAAGATAACATTACTAAGATAAGGGTAAATCCAAGAGAACCTTTAATAGAGCTTCCAGACAATGTTATCAAAGTAGTGGTGCCAAAAGAAGAATTTAAACAAGAAGACGATGCCATTCAAATCGGAGAAACAAAGAAAGTACCTGTGGGCGAACCATCCGGAGATAGCACAAAGGTGGGAGAACCTGTACAAAAGTCCAACGAGACTACTGAAGGGTTTTCTCCAATCACCGAAGTCACAGAAGAAGAGGTAAAAAAAGTTAAAAAAGAAGTTAAAGAAGCTGTTAGAGATGAAAAAGTATTAGGTAAGACTTTACCAGAAAACATCGAAAAATTAGTTAACTTCATGGAAGAAACTGGTGGTACTATAGAAGATTACACTAGATTAAATGCAGATTATTCTAAAGTAAATGAAGAAGTATTATTAAAAGAATTTTATAAAAAATCTAAACCACATCTTAATGATGAGGAAATAGGTTTCGTAATGGAAGATAATTTCTATTATGATGAAGAAGTTGACGAAGAGCGTGCCGTCAAAAAGAAAAAACTCGCTAAAAAAGAAGCAATTGCAGAAGCCAAAAACTATTTGGAGAACTTGAAACAAAAATATTATGACGAGATCAAGTTGAGACCGGGTGTTACTCAAGAACAACAAAAAGCTACGGAATTTTTCAATCGCTACAACGAGCAACAAGAACATGCTGAGCAACAACACACAGTGTTTAAACAGAAGACTAAAGACTTATTTAATGAAGATTTCAAAGGTTTTGATTTCAACGTAGGAAATAAAAAATATAAGTACAATGTTCAAAACCGTGATAAAGTTGCCGAGAATCAATCAAATATTACTAATCTAGTTGGGAAGTTCCTAGATGGAGAAGGAAACGTAACAGATTCGATTGGTTATCACAAAGCTATTTATGCTGCTGAAAATGTAGATCAAATTGCTGATCATTTTTACGAACAAGGCAAAGCCGACGCTGTAAAAGACGTCGTAAACAAATCTAAAAATCTTTCTGATGTGAAAGCAAGAGAAGGTAATACAGGTGAAGTTTTTATCGGAGGCTTGAAAGTAAGATCGATTAGTGGTGCAGATTCTACAAAATTGAAAATCAAAAAACGAAAATTTAACAATTAAAATTAACAAATTATGAGTTTATCTCCACAATTTGGTACGATTTTACCGTCGCAGATTCAGCAAACTCTAGCTTCAAACTATTTAACGTTTGACGCTGGGGCAAATGATTTTGCACAGCAATATCTACCAGAAATTTATGAACAAGAAGTAGAGCGTTATGGAAACAGAACGTTATCTGGCTTCTTAAGAATGGTCGGAGCAGAGATGCCTATGACCTCAGATCAAGTAATCTGGTCTGAACAAAACAGATTACACATTGCGTATGATAACGCTACACAAGCCGCTGCTGGTGCTGTTGGAAGTAACCCTTCTACAATAACAGTTGCTGCTACTGCTAACAATGTTATATCAGTAAATGATACCGTTGTAATTTTAGATCCAATAGCTGGACTAGAAGCTAAAGCAATAGTTGTTGCAACTACTGCAGGCGTTGGTGGTAACGTAGTCGTACAATGTCTTAACCCAAACACAACTTTAACAGCACAAGGATTTAGTGTTGCTGCTGGAGGAGTAAAAATGTTTGTTTATGGTTCTGACTATACTAAAGGAACTACATTAACTGCTGCTGGCGTAGGTAACTCTGCCGTTAGAATTAGTGTTGATCCTGCATTTACGCAATTTTCTAACTCACCAGTCATTATAAGAAACCAATACGTTGTATCTGGTTCTGATATGGCACAAATCGGTTGGGTTGAAGTTGCTACAGAAGATGGAGCTTCAGGATACTTATGGTATCTAAAAGCTGAGTCTGAAACTAGATTAAGATTCGAAGATTACTTAGAAATGGCAATGGTTGAAGGTGAAACTAACGCAAATGCTGCGGGTGGTACAGCTCCTTATCAAACAGCTGCTTTACCAGGTACTCAAGGTTTATTTGCTGCAATCAACGCTAGAGGAAATGTAGAAGTAGGATTTACTGCTGCTGCTGGACTTGATGAGTTTGATGCAATTCTTAAAAACCTAGATACTCAGGGAGCAATCGAAGAAAACATGCTTTTCTTACAAAGACAAACTGCTTTAGATTTTGATGATATGCTAGCTAGTGTATCTGCAGGATTTAATGGTGGTGTGGCTTTTGGGTTATTTGAAAACTCAGAAGAAATGGCACTTAATCTTGGATTCTCTGGATTCAGAAGAGGTTCTTATGACTTCTATAAAACTGATTGGAAATACTTAAACGACGCTTCTACAAGAGGTGGTATTGTTGGTATTAATTCAATTGAAGGTGTATTAGTACCTGCTGGAACAAGTACAGTTTATGATCAAATTTTAGGAACTAACATCCGTAGACCTTTCTTACATGTAAGATATAGAGCGTCTGAAGCTGATGATAGAAGAATGAAATCTTGGTTGACTGGTTCTGCTGGTGGTGCCTACACATCTACTCTTGATGCAATGGAAGTTAACTTCCTATCAGAAAGATGTTTAGTAACGCAAGCTGCTAACAACTTTGTATTATTCAAAGGATTATAAAATTAATCCAATATTAATAACTATCCCTGTCTTTGGGCAGGGGTAATTATTATTTTTTTAACTATTTAATTATATTATATTATGGCACAAGAAGCTAAAGCAGAAGAAAAAGTTGAGGTTGCACCTCCAAAAGTTTCTACAAAAGTAGAAACAAAAGAACCAACTAAAACAAGTTGGGAAGTAAAAGATAGAATTTATTTTTTAAAAACTAAAGATAATCCTTTAACATTAACTATACCAGGTAAGCATACTAAAAAACATGCTTTATTATGGTTTGATTCTAAAAGTAAAAAGCAAAGAGAATTAAGATATGCAACAAATCAAGATTCTCCTCTTGTTGATGAACAAAACGGAGAAGTTACTATGGGTCATATTGTTTTTAAAGATGGTGAGTTAAGGGTACCAAAAGAAAAGAAAAATTTACAACAATTACTTTCTTTATATCACCCGTTAAGAGATAGAATTTATTATGAATTTAGCGCTATAGCTGTTGCTAATAGTGATTTAGATGATTTAGAAATAGAAATAGATGCTTTAAATGCAGCTAGAACTATAGAAATAGATCATGCCGAAGCAATATTGAGAGTTGAAAAAGGATCAACTGTAGATACGATGAGCTCTAGAGAAGTAAAAAGAGATTTACTTTTATTTGCAAAATCTGATCCTAAAATGTTCCTTAGTTTAATTCAAGATGAAAATGTACAACTAAGAAACATAGCAATTAAAGCTCAAGAAGCTGGAATTATAATGCTATCTCAAGATCAAAGAACGTTTACATGGGGATCAAATAACAGGAAATTAATGAATGTACCATTTGATGAAAACCCCTACTCAGCTTTCGCCGCGTTTTTGAAAACTGACGAAGGTGTAGAAATCTATAAATCTATAGATAAAAAACTTAAATAACAAGTAATGATAATATAGGGGTGGATTTATTCCACCTCTTTATTATAATAAAAAAAATATAATGGCGGTAAATATAAATACAGTGTATACAACAGTATTGTACGTATTAAACAAAGAACAAAGAGGTTATGTAACGCCTGCAGAATTCAATAGTATAGCTACTCAAGTACAAGAAGAAATATATAATTCATATTTTCCTGACGGCAATCAATTAAACCGTCAAAACCAACAAAATACTCAAAATGATACAGAATTTTTTAATATGTTTAAAAGTAATGCATATAAATTATATCCTTTTGAAAGTACCGCAGTTTTTACTTATAACGCTGCGGCAGGAGTTCTTGGCTGGGAATACCTTGGCGCAGGAACTGTTTATAAAATAGGTGAAATAATATCTACATATAGCACCACGAATCCTCAATATGATTCAATCACACAGTTAGCTAGTAAAATAGATTACACTACAATAACTCAATCTAAGTTAACTACTCCCACTAATCAATATCCTTTATGTTATGCTACTACTGGTCCAAATAATTCGGTACTATTAAAAGTATCACCACAGCCAAATGCATTAAATGTAAATTGCTTATTTACACCAACTCCTCCAGTGTGGGCTTTCACTACTGGTAGCGTTGGACAATATGTATATGCGGTTGGTGCGTCAACTGATTTTGAATTAGATGCGTCTGAACAAACTAATATCATAACAAATATTTTAAAATATTGTGGGATTATTATTAATGATCCAACTATTATACAGACCGCATCACAAGAAGCTAATAAAGTAGAAGTAAATGAAAAATCTTAATAAAAAATGTCAAAAATAACAGAAACTAACCAACAATATTATCAAGGCGCACAGGGCTTTAGAGGAGATGCTGGTAATACAACTTTACAAGCTTTTACTACTACGTTTGATACTGATTTAGTATTTACTGATGCTACTTCTTGGGATCCTACTACAGAAAACTATGCTTTAAATAACTTTAAGTTATACACTAGTGCTACTGGTGCACCAGGTAGTTGGACTGAATATATTTTAGCTTATACTGTAATTAATAATATTATAACAATAACAGCAGCGCCAGGAGCAAATGCTTTTATCGTTGTTCAACTTAAAATCTTAACTGGAGGAAAATATGCTTCTACTCTTCCAGAAGAAGCAATAGGTGAAGAAGTTGAAAACAACTACGGTGGTTATGCTTATTTAAAACTAGGAGATATTATAGATAACTACATGGTTGGATTTGTTGGAGATGGAAAAATAATTCAAACAGTTAAAAAATCTGATGTTATTTTTTGGGCTAAAAGATCTTTACAAGAATTTAGTTATGATACATTAAAAAGTATACATTCACAAGAATTAACTGTACCAGAATCTTTATCTTTAGTAATACCACAAGATTATGTAAATTATGTAGATTTGTCTTGGATAGATAGTTTAGGTGTTAAACATCGTATTTATCCAGCAAATAATTTAACTACAGATCCTTATGAAAAATTATTACAAGATGATACAGGTATACCAACTCAAGATAATTTCGGAGAGGATTTAGAAGGAACTTCTTTAACTCAAGAAAGATGGAGAGCAGCTAATACTAAATTATTAGATAGTGAATGGTATGCTAATTGGGAAAATTATGGATATGCTTATGGAGATTATGGATTAAATGGACCTTTTAATTGGGGTCGTTTATATGGTTTGGATCCTCAATATGCTCAATTTAATGGTTGGTTTGGAATAAATGAAAGAGAAGGAAAGTTTACATTTTCAAGTAACTTAGCAAATAAACTAATAATATTAGAATATATTTCTGATGGATTAGCTTATAACTTAGATACTAAAGTTCCTAAACTTGCTGAAGAAGCAATGTATAAAAGTATTTCTTATAATATTATAGCTAATAGAGCAGGACAACCAGAAGGTTTAGTTCAAAGATTCAAAAA